GCCGATTTCGCGCGAATATTCGCCGAAATTGGCATGAAACCTTTGTTTCTTAAATTACACGGTTTAATGCAGAAACATCCCAACAAAGAGAGAACCATAAGACTGAGGGGAAAAGAAGTCCCTGTAAACCCGAATGAATGGAAAACCCGTGAGAATATGACCGTTAATGTAGGGTTGGGAACCGGGAATAAGGATAAAGAAATAACCAACTTAATGAACATTATCGGGATACAAAAAGAGCTATTACCCGGTGGTAAAGGGATAACAGAAAAGAATGTTTACGATACGCTGGAAAAACTTGTAGAGGCATCAGGGTTTAAGGATGTATCAGTTTTCTTCACCGATCCTGACACTCAACAACCTCCACCACCGCAACCTAACTTTCAGGAAGAACTGCTTAAACTACAACAGCATATCGAAGCACAAAACGCACAGAACGATCAGACGAACGCTGAAACGAAACGTCTCCAGACTCAACTTGATTCACAAGCGAGAGAAAGAGAGCTTGATTTGAAAGAGTTCGACCTTGCTTTGAAACAGAAAGACATCGATCTTAAAGATGAAAGAGAAAGGACGAAGATGGAATTAGAATCTGGTGAAGATGTTCCGGGTGCTGCGGTATGAGACCTGAAGAAGCGAAAGCACTATTAAACAATCCGGCTTTCAAAGAACTTCAAGAACTAGCCGTAGAGAAAATAGTTCAAGCATGGCTGAATGAAGCTGATCCAGTCAAGCGTGAAGAATGCTGGCGACAGCAAGCATGCGTACCCTTATATCATAGGGTATTACAGGAACTCGCCAACAAGTTAGCAAGAGACTGACCAAAGCCCTTCTACCAGAGGGCGCAGCAGGAGTTAAACTATGGACGATACCAAGTCCGAAACGATACATGGTGCAAGTGATAGAATTCTTTCTATTCTGGAACCAGCAGAAACCGAAGAAGTCGAAACTACACCTGAAGAAGTAACTGAAGAAGTAACTGAAGAAGTAACTGAAGACGTGACGGAAGTCACGGAACAACCTGAAGTTGTCGAAGATGGTGACACCGAACCGGCAGAGACAATCCAATTCCTCGATCAGTTGTTTGAGCACGAAGGGTATGATCTAGAACAGGTCAATACCTTAAAGGTTAAGACAAAGATAGACGGGGAACAGGGCGAAATATCACTCAATGATCTGGTAGCGAATTACCAGCAGGGTGAAGCTGGAACGAACCGCCTTGAAAAGGCCAAGAAACTGAGAGCTCAGTTCGATGATGAGTTAACCCAAACTCGTCAGGCTTTGGCGGAAGAATACTCGCGTTTAGATACACTCGTTAAATCTGTCTACGAAGACATCAATTCTGAAGACCTTGAGAAACTTCGTGAAGAAGAACCCGGTGAGTATGCTGCAAGAGTTCAAGAACGCAACCAGCGTATTGAGCAATTACAGAAAGTGCAGTCCGAAGGTATAACCTCACAGAAAAAAGCCGTCTCCGAAGCCTACATAACAAGAGTAGGAAAGGAGAAAGAACTTCTCATGGATGCAATACCAGCGTGGTCTGATCCAGAAACCTTCCAAACCGAAGCCTCACAGGTAAGAAATTACCTCTTGCAAATGGGGTTCAGGCAGGAAGATATTGATGGCAAACTTGACGAATCAGGATTTCCGATTAACCAGGGTATTGTCGATCACCGAGCTTTCGTTATTGCGCGAAAGGCGATGCTGTTCGATCAATCCTCTGAAGTTTCCAGTCCGAAGAAAAAGAAGCTTAAGATGCTTCCTAAAGTCGGTTCTGGAAAACCAAAGACCAAGGAATCCGTTGATGTTAAGTTGCGTAAGCAAAAGAGAGACAGGCTAAAGAAAACGGGTGATATTCGAGACGCGGCATCATTAATTCTCGATAGACTTTAGGAGAGCAATCATGGCAGTAACAGACACTGCAACAATGACTGCTCATACTTCCATCGGTATTCGTGAAGACCTTGCCGATGTGATTTATGAAATCAGTCCAACAGAAACCCCGTTTCTGACAAACATCGCTCATACGAGCGCCCGACAACAGTTCCATGAATGGCAGACCGACTCCCTGTCAGCGGCAGCTACAGCCAATGCTCAGCTTGAGGGTGATATTATCTCAGCCGACGCCGTGGTTGTAACCGCCCGTTTGGGTAATCGACTCCAGATATCGCGTAAGTCCGTTTCTATCTCCGGTACGTTGGATACCGTGGATAAGGCAGGACGAAACGAGGAAACGTCCTACCAGATTGCTAAAAAGGGCCGTGAACTCAAACGTGATATGGAAGCCATTCTGACCGGCGAACACGTCGCTACTTCAGGTTCTATCGTGTCCGCAAGGGCGCTGGCAGGTGCCGAAGCGTGGCTTGTGACAAACCGGACTCAAGACGCAACCAACACCACAGGCAGTACTCCAGCCTTCGCCAGCACGCCTTCTACAGGGCTAACAGATGGCACACAGACAGTCATTGACGAGACTGTGTTTAAGTCCGTTATCGCCGATGTGTGGACCGAAGGTGGTAATCCCGGTGTGGTTATGTGTGGTGCCTTCAACAAGCAGAAGATTTCCGGTTTTTCAGGAATCGCAACCAACTTCAAGAATGTCCCACAAGGACAGGCGACGATTGTTGGTGCTGCTGACTTGTATGTATCTGATTTCGGTGAACACCAGATTGTACCGAACCGCTTCATGCGCGGACGTACGGTCTTGTTCCTGGATATGGATATGTGGGCCGTTGCGATGCTTCGCGACATTCACCAGATTGATCTGGCAAAACGTGGCGATTCCACGGAAAAAGCCCTGCTGGTTGAATACACGCTGGTATGTCGTAATGAAAAGGCTTCTGGAAAACTCCCAGACCTTACCACCTCTTGAGGATAGTCCCCCCGAAAGGGGGGATTTCTACTTATGAAATTAATGGATATCGATCCCTTTAATGGGATTAGAACGTATCATCATTACGATCATCAAACTGACGTTACAAGCATTCAACGAGTGCAGAACGTAGAGCCTATTCTCGAAGCCAATAAACGGCTTCAGAATACCGATCATGAAAAGCAAGGCATTAAACATAATTGGTGGCACGCCGCCATGATCCCGATCATGGTGATTGAGAAGTGGCTGGTTGAAGACGGTATTAACGCTTACGACCCCAACGATATAAAAGCGGTAAAGAAGAAACTCAACGATCCTGAATGGAGGTATTTAAGGACTGGCCGTGGTAAATTATAATTTACTTAAAGACCTTTCAGTTAAAAAACTGCTTCTCGTTGCTAAAGACTATTTGGATGCGAATGAGAAAGAAGATGCTTTAAGTATTATCTCTCTCGCACTCGATAAAGAACATGAAAACCCGCAAGTCTTATTTGTTGCTGCGACTATCTTTCTAAAGTGTGACAAGGAAGGAATTGCCGAAGTCTTCTATCGACGTGCTTTGGAATTCGACCCTAAACGCTCTGAAATATGGGGTGGAGTTGGAAGGGCGATAGACGGATACACAAGGCCAGAGGAAAAGATAAAGTACTTAAAAAAAGCACTACAGTTAAATCCTAAAAATGATAAGGCGATGGTGAATCTTACCAATGCGTATTTACTGGACTCGCAGTGGGGAAAGGCTCTGGAATGGGCGGATAAGACCCTTGAGGTTGCGCCTAAGAGTATAGGCGGGCGCGATAACAGGGGCATGGCTAAACTCGCTTTAGGAGATTGGACGGGATGGGAGGACTGTCTTGCGGGATTAGGGCAGAAATATCGTTTAGACGTTCAATATTGTAATGAACCCCGTTGGGATGGCTCAAAAGATAAAGAGTTAATAATCTACGGAGCACAAGGACTTGGTGATGAAATACTTTATGGTTCGTGTATTCCTGACGCCATTTCTGATTGTAGTCATGTTATCGTTGATTGTGACAAACGTCTTGAGTCTCTGTTTAAAAGAAGTTTTCCACAAGCATCAGTCTACGGAACACGACGGATAGAAGCCTCCTGGCTACATCATCATACCTGGGACGCCAGTTGTTCAATTGACGTATTGCCTGTTTTCTACCGAAACAAAGATACAGATTTCCCAGGGAAACCTTTCCTGAAAGCCTGCCCCGTTAGAAGAAAGCAATGGCGGCATACTCTAGATGAAATGTCCGACCGGCCTAAAATAGGTATAGCGTGGTTTGGTGGTGGAAAGTTAACTGCTAGAGAGAATCGTTCAGTACCAGTAGAGACATTCAACGAACTCGCGGAATACGGCGATTTGATCGATTTAGAATATGAAAAGCACGACCACAACGACGTACCGATAACACGATTTGATTTCGCCACCTTATCTCAAGACTATGACGATACCGCCGCATTAGTCGCTGAACTGGATTACGTCGTAACCGTATGCACGGCAATGGTGCATTTGTGTGGTGGTTTAGGCGTGGAATGTCATGTTCTCTTACCCGAGAAGCCTTCATGGCGTTATGCGTATAAAGATATGATTTGGTACGACTCTGTTCATCTACATACCAATATCGATGACATAAAGGAAACTCTGTATGATCTCAGAACGAATAGATGCGATAACCCTCATATCAGAGGAATATCGGCACCCGGTACTAAAGGCTCCGAAATCAGTCAAGATAGAGCTTACGGGGAAATGTAACTTCCGATGTGCCTTTTGTGCGCGATCACAAAACCTCCGTGCGATGAAGGAAATGAAGCGAGAGTTGTTTGAGCGGCTCTTATTGGAGATGCGTGAAGCCGGTGTAGAGGAAATAGGACTCTTTTATCTCGGTGAAAGTTTTATGTGTAAGTGGTTAGAGGAAGCTGTTTACTTTGCCAAACACGTTGCTAAATTCCCCTACGTATTTTTAACGACAAATGGTTCTTTGGTCACTGAAGAACGGGTTAAGAAGTGTATGGAGAACGGTCTGGACTCTCTGAAATTCTCACTTAACTATGCAGATGAGGATCAGTTCTTCGAGATAGCCCAGGTTAAGAAAAAGCTGTTTAAAACCATGATCCAGAATATCAAAAATGCCAGAAAAGTCAGGGATGAGAATAACCTTAAATGCGGGATCTATGCTTCGTATATTCAATATGACGGAGAACAGGGTGTAAGGATGGAGGGTATGGCTGACGAAATGCGCCCTTATCTCGACGAACTCTATGCTCTACCTTTATACAACCAGGCCAATCTTGTCGCAGAGGAAGAAGAAGAACGTGGCTGGGCTATGACAGCTGGAAATAGAGGGAGATTGGACAATCTGAGAGACCCTATTCCTTGCTGGGCCGTTTTCCAAGAAGGGCATATTACATGGGATGGCAAGTTATCAGCGTGTTGTTTTGATCATGACGGAAGGTTTCACATGGGAGATTTGATTGAAACCTCATTTATGGATGCGTGGAATTCAGATAAGTTCATCGCTTTACGTGAAGCGCATCTTAAAAAAGATGTAACCGGAACGGTGTGTGAAACGTGTGTGGCTTATGCTTAAAATCTTCATAGGTTATGACGAAGTAGAGACTGTCGCCTTTCACACTCTTGTGCAGAGTATTATAAATCTATCGACTGAGCCGGTAGAAATCATGCCCCTGAAACTGAGCATGCTGCCAGAATACACAAGACAACGACAACCTCAACAATCAAACGAGTTTTCGTTTTCACGGTTCTTCGTTCCTTACTTGTGTGGGTTTAAAGGAAAAGCCTTATTTATAGACTGTGATATGATGTTCAGGGAAGACCCTAAAGAACTGTTTAAGCTGATTAACGACAATCAATCAATCTCTGTCGTAAAACACGATTATACACCAAAGACCAAAACCAAGTTCTTAGGTTCGATTCAATACCAATATCCTCGAAAGAATTGGTCATCGGTGATGCTGTTTAACTGTGAACATACAGACTGTAAAAGGTTAACGCCAGATTTTATCAATAACGCAGACGGTCTTGAATTACACCGATTCTGGTGGACCCACGATGATTATATAGGCGAACTTCCGGTAGAGTGGAATCATCTGGTCGGAGAGTACCAGAAGAATAAAGATGCCAAATTAGTGCACTGGACATTAGGTGGTCCGTACTTTATTGATTACCACGATACAGAGTATGCAGGAGAATGGATTGATCTTGAAAAACAAATCAACCATTGCGAACAACTGAAAGCTGTAAAAGAAGCATGAAAGAAGAAATCGCCGAAGCCATTAAAGTGCTGGAAAGTGGAAACTGGACGATGGGTGAAAAGTGCGCCCAGTTTGAGAAAGATTTCGCTGAATATATCGGATCGAAACATGCGATCTTTGTAAACTCAGGTTCAACTGCTAATCTGTTGATGTTGAGTGTTGTAACAAATCCAGCTTATAAAGCATTACAGGGAGAGGTGATAGTTCCTGCATTAACGTGGTCTACCACGCTCTGGCCGGTCATACAAACAGGTTGCACTCCGGTGTTAGTCGATTGTGACGCTACGTTAAACATTGATGTAGAAAAACTCCACAATTCTATAACAGAAGATACCAAAGCTATTTTTGTAGCCCATATCCTCGGAAATGGCTGTGATATGACGCCGATCATGGAAATAGCAGAAAAGTACGATCTAATCGTTCTAGAGGATACTTGTGAATCTTTAGGGGCTGAGTATAAAGGGCAAAAACTTGGCACATTCGGGTTGATGGGTTCTTACAGCTTCTATTACTCCCACCACATCACGACGATTGAAGGCGGGATGGTTGTTACCGATAATGATGGGATAGCCGACCTCTTACGCTGTATGCGGGCGCACGGTTGGACCCGTCACATGGAAAGTGGTAGCGAGATTGAAAAGCTCTACCCCCACATCGATCCTAAATTCCTGTTTGCTAATATAGGCTATTCAGTAAGACCTACAGAGATTCAGGGGGCGTTTGGGATACACCAACTGAAGAAGCTGAATGGGTATAATGAACGCCGCAGAGAGGCTTACAACCGCCTTAGAGCGCGTTTAGAACACCTCCCCATAGAATTTATCGACCCGACAGAAGGCGTGGAACCTGCCTGGTTCGGATTTACAATCCTGACAGAACATAGAGACGCGTTGTGTCAGTTACTTGACGCTGAAGGCATTCAGACCCGACCCGTGATTGCGGGTAATTTAGCAAGGCACCCTGCGATGGAGCTTTTCCATTACGAAGCTGGAAACCTATCAACGGCTGATAAGATAATGAGAGAGGGACTGTATATGGAATGCCTTGATCCCGACTTACAGAAGATCGGGAACATCTTCGACTATTTCTTTAAAACGGAGATAGCATGCGCGCTCTGATTACCGGAATCACAGGACAAGACGGGGCTTATCTTGCCGAACTTCTTTTAGGGATGGATTACGAGGTTTTTGGTTTAAAACGAAGACTCTCAACTCCTAATCTCTGGAGGCTGGACGCGCTGGGCATTACGGAAAGCGTAAAGATTATCGACGGTGATATGACGGATATGGCTTCTTTATCGAGGGCTTTGTCTATTTCACTCCCCGATGAAGTTTATAATCTAGCTGCGCAGAGCTTCGTACCGAGTTCATTCGACTCCCCAAACACGACTTTTGATATAAATGCAAAAGGTGTTATTAACCTTTTAGAGCTTTTAAGGTTCTCGAATATCAAGTTCTATCAAGCCTCAACCTCCGAAATGTTCGGATTAGTCAATGTCGAATCACAAGATGAAAACACCCCTTTCCATCCAAGAAGTCCTTATGGGGTCTCTAAAGCGGCTGCACATTATGCCACGATTAACTATCGTGAAGCCTACGGTTTGCAGGCAAGTTGTGGAATCCTGTTCAACCATGAATCACCGCTGCGTGGTGAGGAATTCGTCACTAAAAAGATAACCAATGGCATTCAGGACATTCTCGATGGCAAAACAGAAACCCTTGCATTAGGCAATTTGGAAGCCAAAAGAGATTGGGGGCATGCAAGAGATTATGTAGAAGCTATGTGGCTGATGTTGCAAAAAGACCCGAATGATTATGTTGTAGCAACTGGTGAGTCTCATTCTGTTAAAGAGTTTGTAAACTTAGCCTTTGCGAAAGCCGGGTTAAACCCTGAAAAGCATGTGATTGTAGATAAGAAATATCTCAGACCTTCCGATGTTCCTATCTTGTGTGGTAGTCCACGGAAAATAAAAGAACTAGGCTGGAGTCCAAAATACAACTTTGAAGGGATGATCGAGGAAATGGTCTCTCAGAGGTATCTGAAAGCTGCATGATCGTTACAACCTTCAGTCCTGATGGGTATATTCAATACGGCAAAAAGTTCATAGAAACCTATAAAAAATACTGCAAATACCCTTTGATCGTATATGTTGAAGACGATCTTAAAATAGAAGGTGTAGAAGTAAGACAACTTTATGATGTGCCTGGATGTAGAGAGTTTCTATCAAGAATAAGCAATTATAAACCAGACCATTACAGAAGGGACGTAAACAAGTTCTCTCGTAAGGTATTCGCGATATGTGACGCTATGAAACGTTACAACGGATCAATGGCGTTTGTCGGTGCGGATACGGTGTTTCAAAAAGATATTCCAGATAGTTTCCTGGATGATATGTTGGAAGATGTGTATTTAGCCTATCTTGGTAGAAGTAATTACCATTCAGAGACAGACTTTATAGCTTTCGACACGACACATCAGGTTAATCATCTTTTCAGGGAACTGTTTCTTTCCATATATACCACTGGGTCATTTCAGCATCTTAAATACTATTGTGATTCAGATGTCTTCGATTTCGTCAGAACGACTCTGAATATTCCAGAGAATAACTTAAATATAATTGACGATAAGAACCATCCCTTTGTTAATTCAATACTCGGCGAATACATGGACCATTTAAAAGGTCCAGAGCGAAAGACCCTCGGAAGATCACTAAAGGAAGATTATGTTAATCAGTGAAGAACATAAGTCTAAATTCTACAAACTTCATATCTCAGATCCGGAGTATGGTGGAGAGTCGGTGGAATATTCTCCGATTATCTCGAATATCATCAACCAGACTAGAGTAGATACTGTGCTTGATTATGGGGCTGGCAAAGGGGAGTTGGCGCGTAATCTAACATTAGATCATCGGGTTGCTGTCCATCTCTACGATCCATCACTTCCTGATATCTCCGATACCCCAGACCCGCAACAGCTTACTGTCTGCATCAATGTGCTGGAATATGTTGAAGCCGAGTACCTCGGAGAGGTTTTAGATGATCTGAAACGGTGTACTGAATATATGACATTCATCGTTATTACAGAAGATGAACGGAAGATGGAAGACTGGCTTCCCAAGATCATGGCCCGTTTCCGGGTTGAGTCATTGGTGAGGGATAATCAGGACTTCTATGTGGTAGCAACCAATGTCCATTAGCACGTATGCGGAATTAAAGACTGCGGTAGCCAATTGGCTTGAAGATGATAATTTGACTGACCGCATTCCTGAATTCATCGCCTTGGCAGAATTTGATGCTTCTAATACCCTTCGCGTACGACTGATGGAATCCAGGGATACTTCGATTACTACCGTTGCTGGAACGGAGTTCTACACATTACCTACTACTTTTCTGGAAGCGAGGTTTGTACAGTTTAATCGAAATCCTGTAAGGCGGATGAAATATCGAACTCCAGAACAGTATATTACAGAGAAAGCCAGCACGACTACTGGCGATTCCCAAGTCTTTACGATTATCGGCAGTGAAATAGGATTTAGACCGATACCGAGTGCTGCGTGGACTGTTGAGATAAGCATGTACTCCAGACTTGCACCACTGTCAGATTCAAACACAACGAACTGGTTTACAGACAACGCACCTCAAATATTACTTTATGGCGCGTTATATCACGCTTCTATATATCTTGTAGACAATGAGCGTGTAGCAGCCTTTCATACCGTGTTTAACCAGATGATCGGCAAGTGGAACGACTCTGAACAAAGTGGTCGTTTCTCAGGATCACATAAATCAATGCGTACAGCGACGGGGAATCCCTAATGGCGCTCGAAGACCTTACTGGAACGAAATATATTGATGCCCTTGTATCAAGCAACCCTGCATCCGGGGATACTCGAACTGAGGGTGACGATCACCTCAGAGGGATAAAGAATGTACTGTTACTGTCGTTTCCTAATGTCACTGGCGCGGTAACAACAACTCAAGATGAGTTAAATTATAATGACGTTACAACGCTTGGAACAGCAGAAGCCTCAAAGGTCGTTACTTCTGATTCAAGCAGATTGACCAAATCCATGATACTGGATGATGCATCGACCGTCATTGGTGATACAGCGGATGTTACAAAAACTATTGGCTTTTCAACCGGTGGTGCAACGACATCAACAGAGACAACAATAGTTGTTGCACAAACTGCCGCAAGATCAATAACCCTACCAGACGCTACCGATACCCTGGTTGGCAAGGCGACAACAGATACGCTGACTAACAAAACGTTCAATGCGAATGGTACGGGGAATTCTCTGTCTAATGTCGATGTTGCCGATCTTGCTAATGGCACAGATGGCGAACTGATTACGTGGAGCGCAGCAGGTGCAGCTACAACTGTAGCAGTAGGCACGTCAGGACACGTACTGACATCAAATGGTGCTGGTGCTGCACCAACCATGCAGGCTGCGAGTGTTGCCGCCAACTCCGTTGGTCAAACAGAACTAGACACGGCGACTGCAATAACAAATAGCGCATCAAATAATGCCAGGGTTTTGTATGCATTTTCATCAGGTCAGTATGGATTCTTTCCTGATTATACAATATCAGGTGGGGTCGGTGCCCCTATAACAGCAGGTGAGGTTCTCGATGGTGGCTGGATAGGATGGGGGGCATCTCGGAATGCTGGCTTGGCCGGAGGGACTACTACAGGTTCTGAAGAACGTACATATACGGGCGCGTCTTTAACCACGTCGTACCAGACATTGATTTATGTTAATGGTTTTCGTGAGGATGGTAACTCAGGAACAACTACAGTACGTCAATTATATATTGCAGCCTCTCCACCGTGGAATATGGGTGATGGTGAAGTTCGGCAGTTTATCTATCTTCTCATGGATTCAAGTGGAGAAGTAATAGGAGCGTCAATAAGTCGAGAGCCGCCTTGGGCCTATGCTGGTCCTACCAGACTGGATGCAACAGAACGCCTATTAGACGGCAGAAAGTTTAAAGATATAAGAATACCTCTATCGATGCAGAACTTAACAAATGAAGAACTCATTATGCCAATGAAGGCTTATCGGCAAACGCCGCTGGCTACGCGGTTTAATGACCAGCTTGTAGATAGAAAAATAGAGATAACGAACGGATGGAAGAATGCGGACATGGATTTACTTCCTTCGCCAATGATTGGCAGCACAAGCGGCGAAAAAATTGTAATGCTTGATCCTATGAGCCCATTATGCGAGAAAATTAGAGTATTCCAGGGCGAGGGGGAAAACGTCAATGCTCTGTTCCATGATGGATACTTTATTGTTGATAACACCGCAATAAACAGGAATGCGCCACCCGGAATAATGCCGGTTGGGTTCAGGTGGCGTTAAATGCCATTTTTGAATGTAAGTGATGTTTCAAAAATTGGCATAGTTACAGATGCGCTACCTAGCCAAATCCCGCCCGGAGCATGGACTGGTGGGCAGAACGTCAGGATACGCGACGGTCAGATCCAAAAGTTCAAAGGGGAAGAAGAATATCTTGATCCTGATTCTGGAAGTGGCACATGGGATGGTGGCGCGAATGGTCAAATCTATTGGGCATTGCCAGCAGCAGAAGGGGCAATATATCACTGGATATACTGCGGGTTGGAAGATGTTCGTATTTATGACGGAACGACGGACGTAGAAATAACAAGAGCCGCTGGTGATTATTCTGCAACAGCAGAATTAAACTGGACTGGAGGTCTAATAGGCGGAATCCCAATAATTAATAATGGGGTAGACGATCCACAATTCCTCGCTTCATTCGATTTAGTAACGCCGGTTAAATTTGCCGATTTAACTAATTGGCCCGCAAGTACTACATGTAAGGCTATGAGGGTATTTAAAGGCTACTTGATAGCCATGAATGTCACAAAGTCGAGTACAGACTTTCCAACACTTGTTAAGTGGTCAGACGCAGTATCTCAAGCAGGACAAGTGCCTTCTTCATGGGACAACACTGATCCTACAGTAGATGCTGGTGAAAATGATCTAGTTGAGGCTAAAACAGACATAAGTACTGGAGTGATATTAGACGGTGCGCAATTAAGGGACCAGTTTATTATCTACCGCGATGATTCAACTTGGGGTATGAGGTTTATTGGTGGGTCGTTAATATTCCAATTCTATCAAATTTCCAGCACACAGGGCATGTTAACTCGAAGGTGCATGGCAGAGTTTCAAGGAAAGCACTTTGTCGTTAGTAATGGTGATGTGTTTGTCCATGACGGAAGCAATCTTAAATCAGTTATAAATAACAAACGTAAAAGATTCCTTTTCTCGGATATAGACCCTAATAACTATGAAAGAACTTATGTATTTCACAATCTTTCTGAAACGGAAATGTGGATATGTTACGTCGAATCCGGTCATGCTTCAGGACTACCGAATAAAGCCTTGGTGTGGAATTATACATTTGATACCTGGACAACAAGAGAACTCCCAGATGCCCCTCATATCGAAAGAGGTGTAGTCGATACCTCTCCTGCTACAGATGATTGGACAGTAGCAGATGGGTCTTGGGAGGATTGGACTGTAGCGTGGGGGCAGATCGGGTTTAACCCAATGGATTCGTCTCCATTGATTTGTTCTACAAAGCTATTAAAAGGTGATAGTACCGACCAATTCGACGGCACAAATATGACGAGTCGGATTGAAAGACTCCAATTACCCATTGGTCAGACAAAACAAGACCCATCAGGAATGGATACCTTTGTACGAATTAAGCGTGTTTATCCGCACATGACGGGTTCAGGCGCGGTGAATATTTCGGTAGGAACACATAAGTTTGTAGAAGATCCAGTTACATATAAGGCCGCAAAATCTTTCACTCCAGGGACAGATAGAAAGATTGACGTTAACGCCAAAGCTAACCTAATGGCCCTTAAGATAGAAACTACTTCAAATGTCGAATGGTCATTATCTGGCTATGATATTGAATATGAAATTGTTGGCCACCGATGAACCGATATGAACCCGGCATACTCCAATCCAATGATATTGAAGGATTGCGCAGGTACCTTGATGATGAACTCAGACGTATAGCTTCAGCTATCGAAGATAGGCTTGATCTAGACACAATTTCAGTTCTTCCCTCTAAGCCTAGAGAAGGAATGATTCGTTATCTGGATGGGACAAATACAGGAACAGGGGAAGGACCACATGTATATCTCAATGGCGCATGGGTACCATTAGCAATGGCAGATTTCGGACTAGAGGTAGCGAGGGGTAACATAACCAATGTTGCTCAACTTAATAAGTTTGGCCGATACACCGCAGTAGGGACTACTGAGTTAACTGTATGGGATGGTGGCACTGACTACATCACAACTCCGGGGTTCGCAGGATCAGAGTTAATAACGCATATCTGGTCAACAGATGCAGCAGATACCTCTATCACAGTTGTTATAGAAGGGCTTGACGATACTTTTGCAGAAGTAACAACGACGAAAGCAACAGATGGCGCAGATGGTACAACGGCAGTTGCATTAGACGATACGCTACAAAGAATCAACAGGATGTACGTCGCCGATACTACTCAGGCTGTCGGGAACCTGCGTGTCGGTGATTCTGGTAAAACTGCTTTTTATTCACAGATAACAATAGGCGCAAATCAAACCGGACAGGCTTTGTATACCGTACCTCTCGGAAAGACGCTGTATCTCTATCAGATATATGCCGATCAGAATGATGCGGCTGGCGCCACAGTGGCATCATCTATCATTCTATATGCGCATGATAATGAAAACACAGGGAATGTACGCAGACAGCACCTGACATTGGGAATAACAGATGGCGGATCTTCGCATCTTGCTCACAAATATCCATCCCCTTGGCCTATCCCGGAAAAGTGGGATGTTTACATTAACGCTTCTACATCATCAGGAACCCGCGACATTTCTGCTGGGTTTGAAGGGTTTCTTGTTACTAATTAGGTGAATCATGCCAAGTCTTCTAGTAGGTGGAGATAATAATAATCTGGTTATTTATACTGATAACAAAGATCACGAAACAAAGATTGTTATTAATCAAATTACACAGTATTTCAAACAAGGTACATCAATAATGATATTCACAGGAACCGGAGTTACCAATGCGAAATTCCCCGCAGCACCGGGAGCGAACACGGCAGAGGCTCTTTTAGACAGTTTATTCTAATGATCCATTTTGTCCCTAAAGAGAAAGTAGCTCTTATCTGGGACGACATTAAGGATGAGATACAAAGAGCGCTAGACCATGCTCAAGGTGAAGAAGAACTGCAAGATGTAAAGAATAAGCTAGAAGAAGGGGTTTATGGACTTCTTGTCATCTTCATAGAAGATAACTTGAAAGGCGTGGTTACAGTTCAGTTCATGAACTATCCCCAAATAAGAGCTTTACGCGTAGTAACGATTTCAGGGCATGACTATTTCAAATGGCAAGTTCCGCTCCATGAATATCTGGAGAAGTGGGCTAAAGAACAAGGTATGCAGAGGATCGAAGCAATGGTTAGAAAGGGTCAAATCAGAGCATTAGCTCCATTAGGATATAAGCCCGCATACACGTTTATGACAAAGGACATCGACAATGGGTAAAGGTGGCGGTGGCGACCAGGATTCAACGACGCAAGTCATTCCTCCGGGATTTATACAGCCTCAGTTAGAACAAGCCGCCGGAGCGATATCAGCAGATTTCGAGAGAGGACCACAGCAATTCTTTGGTGGGCAGACATTCGCGGATTTCAACCCTCTCCAGCAGCAGGCACAGGCAGGGCAACTGGCTTTTGGTGCCAGTCCTCAATTACAAGCTCAGTTGGGCGGGATTAATCAGGCCAGTCTTTCAGCTTTAGGTGGGCCGGAAAATCTCTTATCAAATCCCGCCGTCACTGGAGCTTTAGGCTCGATTGAATCGAGAGGCAACCGTAACCTACTGGAAAACATTCTACCCAATGTACGCAGAAGCGCGGTTGGAGCAGGACAGACCTTTGGTTCCTCCAGGGCCGATATAGCACAAGCCCAACAGATAGGGGATACCCAACAGAGAATTTCTGATGCGCAAGCTGGCTTTTTAGGCACTCAATTAAACAGTGCAAGAACTGCCCAAACCGGGGCTTTAGGACTTGCCCCCCAGACTTTAGGGACCGGGTTATTCCCGTCACAAATCCAGGCTGGAGTTGGCGCACAACAGCAGGGTCTGACTCAACAGCAGATCAATGAAAATATCGCAAGATTCAACTTTGGGCAGCAGGCTCCCAGTGCCTTAACGTCTGATTTGGTTAACCGAGCAGCAGGTCTTGCGGGGTTTGGTGGTACGACCACGGCCAATTTGGAAGGGCAAGGATCTAATAACTTCCTTGGTGGACTAGGGGGAGGTATAGCGGGGGCTACGCTTGGTTCTGCAATCCCTGGATTTGGTGGTGGTGCTGCTGGAGCGACAGGGCTTGCAGCACTGGGGCCAGCGGGAATTGGATTAGGCATATTAGGCGCATTGGGCGGAGCGGGGTTATTCGGATAATGGGTATTCTAGACACATTACTGACCTCTCCTGGCTTTGCAGCTGGCGCTGGTCTTTTGGCAGCGGGTGAAGCCAATCAATCTACAGGCGCCGGTTTATTGACTGGCCTTAATCAGTTCCAACGAACCTCAAACTTTAACGCTCAGCAAGCGGGCGCTCAACTCAGACAGCAAGCCCTGCAACAGGCTATAGAGGCTAATAAACGTCGTGAGGCGTCGCGTAAGCGCATTTCCAAGATAGTAGGGCAACAGGAGGAGACTGAGCCGTTTGAGGCTGATACGTTCCCGGGCGAGCCAGTACTGGGCGGATTGGAGACTATTACACAAGAAGGTTCAGGTGTTCTTGGAGGCCAAACACCACTGGATGAAGGTTTGGTAAAAATCGCCCTTCAGAGTGAAGACCCGAACACTGCGATTGGCCTTTTGAATGCTTTGAAAGCAGATCAAGCAAAAACGGTCACAGCAGCCTCTACTACCGGAAAGATCATGCAGGATTTCAGCAATGGATTCCTGAATGAAAATCAGGCGGAAAATGCGATTGAGAAAGCCAACCAGCAACCTGTTGGATCACAGAAACTGACAAAAATGGTCATAGATGGTGAGGCGCGAGTCGTTCTTGTTGATAATGATGGAAACGTCAATGATCTGGGTAAAGCTGTGCCGGGAACTCCATTAATTGATCTTGGTGGGCTTACAAAAGCACAAGTCGGAAGACAGGTCTTGAACAGGGAACACTTGAAGTTTGGACGTACTTTAATCCAAGACATTACATCTCAAATTTCATCTGGTGCAGAACCTGCTGGTGTTACCCGTTCGGTGGTTGGCGGGATACAAGGTGCGATTGACCAATTAACCACTGCTGCTGATGAAGTGACCGGAGGTGCTACGTCGAGAGGACTAAGGTCAGTCGCCGATGGCATGAAAGATTTCTCGAAAATCTTCAAGAAAGACCTAAAGGACGGCAGAATAACCCAGCAGCAAGCTAAGGATTTAGGTTTTGTTGATTCCAATATAGCGGTTACAGACCTTAAAAGAGGTATTTTGTCATACATGGTAGCCCGACTTAATGTCGGCAGTGGGCAGAAGATTACCAATCAGATGATTAGCGAAGCGCGTGAACAGACTAAATTAGGTGGATTCGGGGCAGGTGGTAAGGAAATCGCACTTGCCAGATTCCAGGCTTTAGGCGGTCTGTTTGATTCACGGATTTCTGCTCTGGATCAGATTATTGAAGGTTCTGATGGGAAATCCGAAGACATTTCCAGCCAATTGAAAGCCTTACAGGAAGCATTAGGCGAATGACAGATATCTCGGGACTTATCCGTTTAGAGCGTCAAGGGAAACTTCCAGAAAAGGCGGCTTCCCTGCTTCTCAGGGCGAGAGAGAAAGGGTTAATTAAAGGCAATGAGCTAACCAAAGCCCAGCCTATTGAACAACCTGCTCAAGAAACGCCAACCTTCTTCGGTGAGCCGCAGCCTGGCCCTGATACGGATATTCAAGTACCAGGCGGAGTGCTCCCTCAAGCCGACCTTAGCGTGTTAAGTCGTCTGCCCAAACCTTCTCTTTTCCAGCAGATCGGCGGGAGGGGGCTTGTAGAGGATGTCGGCGGAACAATCGGAGGATTTGCTGGAGGCGCGTTGACGAAAACGCCTCAAGGCGCTGTGTTAGGTGGTGGATTAGGCGGAGCTGCTGCGACCAATATCCTTGATCTTGTCACTGGACAAACCTCAAGAAAGCCCGGTCTTCTTGGA